CAATAAGAGAGTTCATATTACCATCCCGCCCGTGTGTGATAGGTGTAGTTTCCATATATCTACCCAATCTATCTAACATAGATGCAATACCTTTGTATGCTCTTGATGTAGGTGTTTCATACATCTTCTGACAAAACTGTAATGCTCTAAATACTGTTTCATCTTCAGTAGAAAACTCTGCTCCAATCTGATCCATAATCATATTCTCTTTTTCCATATCTGGTGTAAAGAAAAAAGGATTTAAATCCGGATTAGGACAGCACATATAAAATAAATACATATATATTTTAAGATAGTCTTCAGGATATTCATCCATAACATCTTTTAATGCTCTTAATGTATAGCAATGTTCTGTTGGAATTACAACACCATTTTGAACATCAAATAGTTTAGTTAGTATCATTTCTTTTTAATTTTATTCTTGTTATCATGAAGATAATGAAAAATTGCAAGCACTTCATCTACAAGATAAGGTATTGAAATTGGCTTAACTTCTTTTACTATAGGTTCACCATTCTCATCTGTTTTGGTTACAGGATATCCCCATTCATCCTCTTTCTCTATTTCAAAAACTATATGATGAATAAATATTCTTCCAGGTTTTAATTTAGGATTGTGCTTCAGTATAATATACATATATATACTAAGCTGTAATGCATAGTGGTAAAAATTACAATCATCAAGTGAATCTAATGGTGGATTCATTTTTTCAGATTTACCTTCCCAGTCAACGTAAGATTCAGTATCAATTTTTTTATTAGTCTTATAGTCAATGATATTTACTTTACCATTGACTACTTCAACTAAATCTGATTGTCCACAGATACCTGCTGATCTTAAATAGACCATATGTTCTGGATACACGCCTGGTTCTAATTTTTGTGAAGGAGCAACTTTAATACCATTTTGAACTTCTGATGGTTTAAATACAGGCACTGTAACACCTTCTCTTTCCATAGATGCAAATGAACATAAGTCAGCTTCTCTTTGGTTATGATACCATGTTCCAAGTGTTAGTGATCTTTCAGATTCATTATTCCAAATCTGTTGAATCAATTTTGGCTCAATACCATACCATTTAGAATTCTTCTTTTTACTTACTTTTTCTGCTATTTTCTTAGCATCAAAAGGTTTTTTAAAATGAGAAACAAGTGTGGTAACACTTATCCAATCAATGTTACTATCATCAAGACTTCTGTAACTATGATCATCTGCATTAAATACAATCATAACTCCTCTAATTTATCTTCTTCTTCTATTGTAGCAATTGCATCCCATTTACCAACTGGGCACTCAGATGCAAGAGATCTAGTTTTAAAATTAAGTGAACATCCACATTCTGCACAACAAGGTTGAGTACCTTTCATAGCACAGTCTTTACCTTTTAAATCTATATGTTCACATTCATCACAAATAGAATATCTTAGTCTAGCTATTTCTTCTACGGTCTCATCTCTAATTATGCTATTGGTTATCCCTTCCAGGATCTGTTTCCGGTTTTGCCAAATTAATTTTAGAGTATTTTTCATCTTTAAAAGTTTTTCGTTTTAATAATTCTTGTTCTGCCTTTTTATGAATTTCTGTTAAAAGCTCTAATTTTTCCTCAACATTCTTTTTATTATGATAAGCACCAAAAGTTGATGTGTCATGATTTTTTAAAACTTTTTCATAATGAGGTATTGCTTTCTTTACTTTTTGAATTTTAATAACAAAGTGACCTAAGCCATCTACATTTATTCTTAAGTCACTTAAACTACTTAGTTTTTTTCTTAATGTTTTATAATAATTCTCTACTAAAGTTTCAACTAAATCTTCAGAGACTTCAAACTCTTTTGTTATTTCTTTATATAGACTACTTGCTTTCTTCGGTATCATTTCCTAAAAATTTATAGTCTAATAGTATAGTTCCTTCTGTTTGAACTTTAATATTTGGATTAAGCATAATTACTTTTTTATTACTTGCATCCTTAATTACAAGTCCATTTTTCTCAGCTTTATTTACACTATTTCTAACAGTTTGAGGTGATTTAAAAATCCAATCTTCTTCAGAAGATGCATCAAGACAAAAATTACTAAGTTCAATTGGTTGATTGAAACTAAGTAAAGTAAGACAGTCAAGATCAGATTCACTCATTGCTATACGGTTAATATAACAATGAGTTAAAATCTGAAACTTTACAATATCCCATTTGGGCATTTTAACCCTTTTCTGAACTTGATTAACAAGTGCCATTAACCTCTTTTTAATTTTTTACCTCCAGCTGGTGCTTGTGCTACAGGTTTTGGTGGTGCTTGTGTTGGAAAATCTTCTTCTTCATCTTCCATTGGTGGTTGTGTAGCAGCCATCATTGATGCATACTGAAGTTGCATTGTTGCTCTTTTATATCTTGCTTCTTCAACCTCAGTAAGTAATTTTTCATACTTAGCTTGTGCTTCAAGATAGGGAAGAGAATTTTCATAAAATTGTTTCATTTCATCTCTTCTTGCTTCTAATTGCTCAGGAGTTAACTCCTCATTCATTTGTTGGTTTTCCATGATATATTAATTAAAGTTTACACAAATATACAAGAAAAGTTTAAACAGAAAAGATTTAAATAAAAAAATCCAGGCATACAACATACCTGGATTTCTATATATCTAGAGAAGTAGATAATTATCTATTCTTTATTGTAAAATTAAAAACAGTTAAAAGATAGAAATTTCTGGGTATATCAATTTCTAATGAAAACCAATCAATACCCAAAAGTCTAAATCTAAACATTAGTGATTGCCAATGTCTAAATGTATTCTTCCAATTATTTCTATACTTCATTACAATAATCTTTTGCGAAATCTTCTATCAATTGCAGTTCCAATATACTTTCCTACTTTTTTAAGGAAATTACTTTCAGATTCTACATTGATTTCTGTACCTTCTGCAGTTTGTTTTACTTCAACATCTAATTTCTTACCATCTAGTTTGAAGTGTTTTTCTTCAGGTGTTGTGTGTACTTCAACATCTACTTTTTCCGTGTCTACAGTTACATCAAGTTTATCACCTTCTTTTTTTGCTTTTGCTGTGACTTTTTTAGTTTTTACTTCTACTTCAAAGTCCTCTACTTTTTTCTTTTTTGCCATTTTATTTAATTTAAGTTTTTACAAAGATAATAACATATCAATAAGTTCTTGTTGTGGAAACATGTCACTTTTATCTTTACGAGTATTTGTATGTGTCCACATTCCTTTTACTTTGCCATAATAAGCATTTTCATTCCACTCAAATCCAGCAGCACCTTTCTTTTTAATTTCTTCTACAAGACCTTTTCTAACATCAATATTATCTCTTTCTGCAATAAACAAAATCCATGATTTTAAAACTGATAATTGTTTATCAGAATATCTATGCCATGTTTTGCTTCCTCTAAATGCTTGTGCTAGTTCAACTATTTGAGTTGGTATTGCTGTAGCTCCAGTATAAGTCTTTCCATTTTTAATAGGACCAAAGTTACATACTTCAATTCCTACAGAATGAGAATGCATATATTGAGAACCATTTTCTCCTAAGTGCCAACCATATGCACCAGTAGGCATACATTGGATTAGTTTGCCATCATAAGTTGCATTACCATTAAGTGCTGACTGTCCACCTAGTATAAATTCAGTAGCTATCTTTCCTCTAGTATCTCTACTCCACATATCTACTACAGCATAAGGATTATTACCACCTGCAGTATGGTGTAAGAAAAGATATTCTTTCTTGGTAGGTCCATCTAAGAATTCACCCTTCTTAAGATGATACTGTTCAATAATTAATTCTTCTACCTCAGATGTGTTTTCTGAAATATCTGTAGATGCAAGTAGTGATGCCCAAGTTTTTGGACCAACTACCCCATCAGGTATTAATCCTGATTCATATTGATAATTTTTTACAGCTTTTTCTGTAATACTACCAAATACTCCATCTACTACTAGACCGAGCATTTTTTGAAGAGTTTTTACATCTTCCCCCTTACTTCCCTTCTTCAGTGTTTCCATCTTCTATGGTTAATTGTGAGGTTGTTGCAATTGTTGCACTAACAGCAGCTATATATGTAGCTGTTGTAATAACAGCTGCTGGTAAAGTAATTGGAGCAGCTATAATTGCTCCTGCAACTGCTCCTGTAATAATGGCCCACCTTTGTACTCTCTTCCAGAACTTAGGTGTTTTACCATTCCATCTTTCTTTAATTGTTTTCTCTTTCATGATCTGTTGGTTTTATTGGTTCATCTTTTATATATTTTGATAGACGTTTAAGTATTGGAGAATACTCTGTCCATCCTAATCTTTTAAAATTTTCTAGGTTTGACCAGATTAAATTAATAATTACATAGTTATAAAATGCGTAGTGTAACCACTCATAAATATTAAATGTTATTCCAAATATAGGTTTTATTTCTATATTAGTTGCCATTGCATTTGATATTCCTATCATAAGCATATATACAAATAACTTAAACCAGCCTTTCCCAAATAGTTCTGAGTCAAATTTTTTACCTTCTGATTTAGAAGCTTTAAGTCCTGTATAAAACTCAAGTCCAAAAAGAAGTATAATACCTATTCCTACTGGAAGAACTATACCAAACACAGCATTAAAATAATAAGCAATCCCTGCAAATAATGCACTTACTCCTGTGCAAGTTCCAGCCAAATGTGGATGAAATGCACTTGTTACAAAATGATCCATATCTCTGTATCCTGCTGAAATTACCAATTTTGTTAATGCTGTTTTCATTTTAAAAATTAACTAACTCATTTTATTTATATATTTCAAGAACAAGTTTTGGAACATCTGCAATAATACTTGGATCTGTATTCTCAATTGTAAAAATAAAATACATAGTGTTACCTAAGTCAATATAAGTAGTTGTATCTGTTGTTTGGTTAAAATCATCATTAAGCAATTGTATATTCTCAGCACCAATTATATTACCTGAACTAATTGTAAAATATCTAGAAAATGAACTTGAATTATTTATAGTATCTAAAGAAGCTGATTGTGCTATTAACGAGCCTCCTGCAAATGTTGGAATATTATTATAATATAATCTATACAAACTCTGTCCAACTATACCATTTACTATAAGTTGTTTAGCTATTACACTAAACATATCTCTATTATCTAATTGACCTTGATTTACTTGTATTATAGCACAATCCGTTTCTACAATTGTACCAGCAACAGGAGTTCCATCTGTTGTTAAAACAATTGGATTTTGTTTTGTTGATAACTGAATTAATGTACTCATACTATATTATAATTTAATTATTATCTACTTATTTCCTCCCAGTCTATTGATGCAAATACACTTTCACCTCCTGATGTTGTCCCTACAGCAACTTCAATTACTAATTCATAAGCAGTGCTTGTAAATGAATCTCTTTCTAACTGAGATGCAAAAAGAGCTTCTTTTAAAATGTTTATGGTTGGAGATCCTTGATTAGAAGAATTTAAATATCCTTGTGCTAATATTCTACCACCTGCAGCAGATGTTCCTGTAAGATTATATTCTACTGCTGAATCAACACCAGCAGAAATCCAAGCACCTCCTGTTATAGTTGTTGATTGTACAATTCTCCATGCATAGTTTTTACCATTACCAGTACCAAGTACTGATATTGCTGTAGGAATTACAATAGCATCTAGTCTAGTTGTTTTTAATCTAATCCCAATAATAGGATAATAACTTCCTGCAGCAGCAAATGTTCTTGCTGCAGTAATTGGTATACCAACAGCTTGTTGGGCACCTCTTAATTCATAACCTCCTTCTGAAATTACAGTAGAACAAACTTGTTTTAATGTCGTTGCTGTTGCTGTTGATCCATTAAGTATCTCATATCTTAATGGTAATGAAGCTGTAGTAATATAGGTAGAGGTAATTAAGTTGGCATGATTAAATCTATGACAAACTATAAAGTTTCCATCTATTATAAACCCTATTCTCACTGTGCCTTCACCTAACCACTCAATATCCATAAATAGAATCTGAGCTTTAGTAATGTCTAAAGTTATTCCTGATGGTCCATTACCATCCATTGTGTCAGCATTCCAAGAAGCTTGATCTACAACAGTTTCAGTTACAACACCTGTAACCAAACTTCTTTCTACAAAACTTAAAGTATTGTCTCTTAATTCAATATATATACCGTTTTCTGTTCCAAAATAACCCACCCTTTGTCTTAGGTTGGTTTGAGCTGGAGCCATTACAAAGGTATTCATGACCAACAAAGACTTACCTGGTTGATAAGAAAATACCTTTGCTGTTTCTCTTATTACTTCAGATCCAGCTGTACCAGTTACATTTAGATTTACCAATCCTTCATTTGGACTAAATACTGCCGTGCCTCCACTAGCTGTAGAAGTATTCCATAAACCATTATCTCTATATCTATGAGAAGAATCAAATAATGTTAATGGTTGTGCTATTCTAACTCTACCAAATGCATCTGTAAGCATTGGATTTTGAGCAAGAACATTTCCTCCTCCTGCTATGGAAACTATAGTACCCATAGTTTATGACAACCAAGTAATTAAAAAAGTAGTGCCAGTTGCATCATAACTTACACCCGCAATTAAATTATTAATACCTGCCGGATCAAAGTTAACTGTTGCTCCAGCAGGAAGTGGTTGACCTGCAACCAATCCTGTAGATGATCCAACATTTGCTATAGAAAACCCATAACAATCTGGTATGGAACCAGCTGCAGTCTCACTTAGTATATTAGCATTACGTACTTGTGGAGTTAACTGTCCTATTCCATCACAGATACAGTCTAGTCCTTTAAGAACTTTATATTGCCAAGGCCAGTTGTTTCCCTGTAGGCCACTGTTCCTTAAGTCTCCTATACTATTTGACATGTCTTAAGTTTTATTTAACGATCTTTACAATCAGATCTGTACCAGTTAATGTAACATAAAATTCTCCAGGTAATAAACCTGCGGCTACTGCTGCTGCATTGTTTGCATAAACTTTAGTTGCGGTAGCAGCACCAAAGTCACGTAAGAATTTATGTACTGATCTGTTTTGATACTGATACATCTGAGTAAGTTTAGAAGAGTACTCAGGCATTGTAGATTGTGCATTGTCTACATTTTCGTATTCTGGGTAAGTTGCCATAATAAATATAATTTATAAATTAATATACAGTATAATATACAAAAAATAATTTAGATAACAAATTATTTAATCTATAATGTCTCCAATTTCTAAAACATCAGAAATAAGATAAGTAACTTCTGCAAGCATATGTAGATTTTCTTCTTCTATACTTATAATATTTTCTACTTTATTGTCTACAATTATTGCTACTCTTATCATTAGAAATATGTTACAATTATACAATAACCACCACCTCCGGTACCACCTGCTCCTGATGCTGCACCATTAGTAGAAGCTCCTCCTCCACCTGCTCCTGCACATAGTCCACCATTACCACCCCTTCCACCTGCTACTGTTCCTGCAGTATCACCTGAAGCACCACCTGCTCCACCAGAAGATAATATAGGAAAGTTTGCATCTGTTAATGAAAATGTACCATTTCCACCAGCTGCTCCTGCTGCTACCCCACCTGATGTAGTATAGAATAGTGTAGCTAAATCCATTTTTCTATTTTGAATAGAAGAACCTGAGTATCTTACATTTGCTGTATCTATTCCTCCACCATATACTCCACCCGTAATTGGTCTAACATTAATAACACTTGTTGTAGTAAAAGCATTTGCAGTTGTAGTTCCAGTACCATATGTATTAAAACCATATACTCCATAAATCAATTGCGCTGCTGATGTACCAGTACCAGATGCAGCATTAGTTCCACCAAAACCTCCTCCTCCTCCAGGAGATATTAACTTTGCTGTAGCTGCTGTTCCTATTCCTCCAACATATGATGCTCCACCACCACTACCATTAGTTCCGTTTGTATTATCTACAGTAACACCATTTGCACCATTACCACCAGTTCCTATCCAAATGTTTTCTGTAGCAGATAATATAGAGGCATCTACTTTAGTAATTACAACAGATCCTGTGGCTGCCCCACCTCCACCATATCTACCTGTTGTGGCTGCTCCTCTTCTACCAGCACCACCACCCCCTCCTGCACCAAATAAAAATATTTCTACTTGTTTTGCTCCAACTGGTTTAGTCCAAACACCACTTGCTAAAAATGTTTGTATATCAATAACTGCTGCTCCTCCAGAGGCATAATTAGGAATATTTAAAGTAGAACCTGTAAGTGTAGCTGCACCTGACGTACCTGTAGTAGTTAGAGTAAGAGTTGGTTGATAAGTACTTGCTGCTGCTGCTGATGTAAGGTATGGTGTAAGTGCAGATGATGTTATATAACCAGCAGGATTAGCATTATCATAAGGTGTATAACCAAGAGCAGTAGTAATATCAAAAGCTGTAATTCCTGAAATATAACCTGAAGGATTACTACTATCATAGGGAACATACCCTAAAGCACTAGTGACCATTGATCCTGATATAGCATTTAAGTAACCTGCTGGATTACTAGAATCATATGGGGTATAACCAAGTGCAGTTGTTACATCTAATGCAGTAATCCCGGATATATAACCATTTGGATTAGTGAGTGGATAATAAGTACCTGCTGCAGAAATAATAGTTAAGTATGGAGTTAATGCAGCTGAGGTAATGTAATTAGCTGGATTAGTACTATCATACGGAGTATATCCAAGAGCTGATATTACCATTGGCCCTGTTATACCTGAGATATACCCATTAGGATTAGTAAGTGGATAGAAATACATGTTATAGGTAGAAATACCTAAATTCCAATCTACTCCTGGGTTAGGATAAGTACCATAAAGATCCCCGCCTGCAGGTCCTGTAGGAGATCCACCCCCACCACCTGTGGTTTTTGGTTTACCATCTGGACCTGTAACCTCTAATCCATTACCAAATATATTACCGTCTTTATCAACTATCTGCATAATCAAATCCGTATGTATAGTATGATGTGCCTGGTATATCTGAATAAGCTATAAGTCTATCTCCTTCTTTAAGAGCATATGTTGCTGAATCAGTAACGGAGTCACCAGCATCTAATGTAAGTGAATATAATATCTTTGAAGTTGCTGTTGCAGCATCATATCTTTCAAGAGTAAGCACATAAGCTAATGGATTATAAAACTTTAATTGTAAAATTTTAGTAGATGATACAGAGCTAAGTGATCCAGTATATAATACTGTTCCAGTAACATCAACTTCTCCTTGTTCTATAATTTCTGCCATAATATAATATACAAAAAAATCCCCAGTTGTGCAACCGGGGATCAGCCTGTGTTTGTATTAACCTTGGAGAGAAGAGATACAGGCTATAGTAGTAGGCCTAATAAAAATGCAATCAGCAATGCTATTATAA